GTGTTTGGAGCGGAGGAAGTGGCACCACCGCAACCACCTTCTGCTGGCGGCGGCAGAGGCTTTGTGAATCCTCCAGCCCCCGGTCAACGCAACGTAACGGTGGAATACTGACATGGCTTACTCCATCACGACCAAAGATGGCATCACCATCAACAACATCCCGGATGATGTTTTGCCAGACTCACCCGACCTGAAGGCAAGAGTCGCAGCAATCCGCGCTGGTGGTGGTGCAGCTGCACTGGAGCCACCAGCGCCACCAGCGCCATCAGCGCCTCAAGCTGCACAGCCCACAGGATTCTTGGCAAACTTGGCCGAGTCAGTCACAGGTCGCGCACGCGCAACGCCTGAGACTCAGAGCCTGCCTGAGTGGACAAGCATGCCTGAGCTTAATGAAATGAGCGTGGCCTCTTTCAAGACGGCGCTTGGCACGCTCATGAGCAACCCCAAGGAGACGGTGCAGATTCTGCAGGCCAACTTCCCTGGCGTTCAGGTTCGCCAAGATGCCAAGGGCAACTACCTGATGCGCTCGTCGGTTGACCAGAAGGAATACGCTATTCCGCCAGGCTTCACGATGGGCGACATCCCACGCGCCATTGGTGGTGTTGCGGCCTTCACACCGGCTGGCCGAGCAGCAACCATCCCTGGTGCAGTCGTGGCCGGTGGCGCAACACAAGCAGCCATCGAAGCAGCTCAAGCAGGAACTGGCGGCAAGTTCGATACCGGCGAGGTGGTCACAGCAGCAGCCACAGGCCCAGCAGGGCAGATTCTGCAGCGCGTGGCACCTCCGGTCGTCCAAGCTGTCAAGAAGGGCGTGCAGCGCGTCACAGGCCGCACACCAGCACCTGCTCCAGCCGCAGGTGCACCAGGTGCGTCAATGGGCACAGCAATGGCACCAGAAGCGCCTCCAGCAGCTCCGGTGGCTGCGGCCATGCCAGAGACAGCACCTACAGTGCCAGAAGTCCCAGCAGGCCAAAGCAAGACAGCCAGCCTGTTCGATGACTGGGTGCAAAAGAGCCGCGCCCAAGAAGTTGGGACAAAAGACGTTTTCAGCGCCATCAGCAGACGAGCACAATCAGCTCCTGACGTTGACTTTGAGCTGAGAATGGTCAAGACATCTGACGCGATACCAACTCAAGTTGGCGAGGACTACCTCAATCCGTCATCGATGAACACAGCCGAAAAGATTGCCAAATCGAAGTCCATCCAAGACATTGATCGCATCGAAGACGTGTTGCCCATCAGACTGGATGAGAACATGCGAATCATCGACGGCAATCACCGTCATGCCGCAGCCATCCTGAACAAAGACGAATACATCCAGGCGCTCGTTCCAATTGGAAAAGGCACCGGAAAGGTCGTCAACCTTGAGTCAATCAAGCAAGGCGCTCCAGTTGTGGCACCAAAGGCACCAACAGCACCAACACCAACATCTCCCGCAGCACCAGCCGCAGCACCTGCAGTGGCTCCAGTCGTGGCAGAAGTCACCGAGGAAGAAGTTGGTAGTCTTGTCAAGAAAGCTGCAGGCTCAGGCTTTGGATCGGCTGGCGCACGCGACCGCCTGGCCGATCTTGCCCAGGTCAACACAGCGGCCAAGGAAGCAGCCGACCGGCTCGGCATTCAACTGCCAGCCGATGTGTTCAGCGACAACCCACAAGTCAGAGCAGCCGCAGGACTGACCAGATCAGCCGCAGGCAGCGAGGCAGAAGCCGCATGGCGCAACACCGTCACGCAGGCCGTGGACAAGGCCGACGATGTGATCAAGCAATTCGATGCCACATTTGTCGAAGGTGCAGTCGCGCCTGGCGTGGTGTCGCAAAAGATCAAAGACTCGCTGACCGCGACTCGTTCAGACCTCAACTCACAGGCAAGCAAGGTCTACAACGCAGTCGATGAAAAAGTGCCAAAGACAACAGTGGTGGAACTGCCAAAGCTCAAAGCAACTCTCGACACCGTCAAAGCTGAGGTGGGCGAGAAAGGCATGTCAGCAGCCGAGCGCAATCTGGCCAAGATGATCGAGGAAGGCAACATCACGTATGGCCGACTCAAGCGCGAGAAAACCTTGATCGGCAATGCCATCAACAAGATGGAATCACCCTATGGCAGCATGGCCGAGGCAGACCTCAAGCGCCTATATGCGGCACTGGCTGACGATCAACTGACAAACGTGGGCAACATTGGTGGCGAGGAACTGCGCCAGCAACTGCGTGCAGCCAACCTGCTGTATGCAAAAGAGCGTGCATTGGGCAAGCGCATCGTGAATGCATTTGGCCAAGACATCGAGGGCAGCGTGGCCAACAAGATGCGCACCGCCATCACTGGCGCTGCCAAGGGCGATGCAGGCGAGTTCAACCGACTGCTTAAAACCGTCCCAGAAGACCTGCGCAAAGAGACGATTGCCACCGCACTGGCATCTGTCACGCGCTCGGCCAGAGGTGCTGAAAAGGGTGGATTCGGCTTCTCAGAGTTTGCCGACATCTACCCAAAACTGCGTGCCAACCCACCAGTCTACAAAACCATCGTGGACACACTTGGCAAAGACTCGGCAGATGTGCTGCGCGACCTGTTTGAGGTCTCCAAGCGCGTCACTGAGGCCAGAGCCAATGTCCTGACTACCGGCAAAGCAAACCAAGCAATACTGCAAGGCATGCAGGCCGAAAGCCTGATCGGTAAAGTCATGGAGAGCACGTTGTCAAAAGGTGCATTGACTGGTGCTGCGGCAATGGGTGGTCCTATTGCAGCCGCAGCCACATCGATAATCACCGGAGCCATGACTCAAGGCAACAAAGATTCACTCAAAGCAGCAGGAAAACTGTTCGCTGATGAAGGTTTCCAGAAACTTGCCATCGAAGCTGCGACCAAAGGAACACCAAGCGCATCTAGCATTCGTCGCACAGCCATGTCACAATCCTTCCAGAAATTCGCAGACGCAGCCAAACTGCCGAAAGCATTGGACGCAAGAATTCAATGGTTGCAAACAGCAACCCAAGCCGAGCGCCAATTCGACCAGGAGAATCAATAAATGTCAGCACTTAGCATCCAGCCAACCTATCCGATATTCACGGAGACAAACGGCTTGCCATTGGAGAACGGTTACATCTGGCTTGGCACGGCCAACCTCGACCCCCAAGGCAACCCCATCAACGTCTACTGGGACGCTGCGCTCACCATCCCAGCAGGCCAGCCAATTCGTACCCTCAATGGCTACCCATCACGCAATGGCACACCTGGTCGAAGGGTGCGTGGGCCATTGTCTGTGCTGACGATCAACTCGCCTTTGCGCACCAAGAAAAAAGATTCTTCTCGGTGAACTGCACCAGTCAAAATGGTGCCAGCAGGAATGTGCATTGTTCGAGCGTACAAGCCATTGCAAAAGTCGTGATCGACAGGCATGTCCACTTGAGGCAGCTTGAGCAGCTCGGCCTCTAAGTGATAAATTGGCAGGTGTTCTGCTGGCACGCCAGCTTTGACTTCCTGAACCGCGACATGACTCATCGAAAACTCCTATGCAGGGGCTTGTGAGCTACTGGCGGCTCGAACGGCTCAGTGCTGGTTATTTTCCCACATTTTGACATTTGGTCAATCTTCCATTTCAAATTCACGTTCTTCCCATGCTTGGCATGAGCGCAGATCGTGGCAAATGAAGTCGAATTTGTGGCAGTAACCACGGAAACCGGCATCGGTGTCCCAGTCATTTCGTGGGATGCGCTCCATCTTTGCCTGTGTCATGGTGCTGTTGTCGTAGTACTCGCAGTTGGAGCAGCGACGACGACGAGCTTCTTTTTCATCCACTTGCATGGCCTTGCCAAGAGCCATCCAATAGGTCTTGTTGGCAGTTGGCTCATTGCTTGGATTTTCTGGGCCAAGCATCCAGTCATCGATCACCACTTGGGTGTTCTTCTTGTTTTCGGCTGAGGTGATGAATTCTTCCTCCATTGGCAGACCTGCAAAGCCCTTGGGGATAACCATAAATTTGTCCATGCTGTTCTCCTTATGTGATTTCGCGGCCAGATGCGC